GGTTCTCGAAAAAGTTGGTATGCTCAACTGCATTTACTTGCATATCAATCCATGGAAGTGGATTAGTTGTACTGTGAAATATATTTTTCATTCCTAATCCAAGTAATCTTCTATCAGCAATATATCTAATATATTCTTTGACTTCTTTTGCACTTAAATCAGGTATGTCTGCTTTATCAAAACAAACATCAATAAACTTATCCTCTAACTCTACTACTCGTTCAGCAGCACAGTAGATTTCATACTTTAGTTTATCATTCCATATTTTTGGATTCTCTGCTATGAAAGTTCTAAAGAGTTTAGATAGTCCTTCTACATGAAGAGACTCATCTCTTATTGACCATGTGACAATCTGTCCCATGCCTTTCATTAAATTATGTCTAGGATAGTTCAATAATATAGCAAAACTACTAAATAATTGAACTCCCTCTGTAAATCCACTATAAACTGCCATTGTTTTTGCAATCTCATGTGGACTATTCATGTTAAAATCTGTTAGATATTCATGTTTTTCTGACATTGCTTGTATATCAAAAAACTCTTGGTACATATTATCAGACTTACCCAAAGTTTCTAAAAGTAAAGAATATGCTTCTTGGTGTACTGCTTCCATGGCAGCATAACTAACTAACATCATTCTTATTTCAGGTTGTTTGAATGTTGGCAAATAATGTTTTGCATATCCACAACATACATCAACATCTGCTTGAGTAAAAAACTTAAATATGTTATCTAATAGAAGTCGATTATCAGGAGATAGTTTCTCACGATAATCTTTTATGTCGTCCTGTAAAGGAACCTCATCAGGTAGCCAGTGCATTTGTTGTTGTCTTTTATAGAACTCAAATGCCCAGGGATACGCAAAAGGTTTATAGTATTCTCTTTCTTCTAATAAATTCATTTAGCCCTCGCAACTTAGACAACCTTCTTGTTCAAAGATTATCTCCCTTTTTACTTCGTTTGATACATTATCTGCACGACTGATTGCTTCACTTCGTAAGTAATAAAGTGTTTTCATATTCTTAGCCCAAGCTAACATATGTGCATTGTGCAAATCTCCCTTATTTACATCAGGCGGGAAAAATAGATTAACACTTTGTGATTGACATATAAATTCTTGTCGCATACTGGCGTGTTCTATTACCCATGCTTGATTTATTTCAACAGCAGTTTTAAAAATATTCTTTTCTTCATCTGTTAGAAAGTCTAGCTGTTGAACACTTCCTTTATTTGTAACTATACTTTTCCAAGTATCATCATCATTTTTATTATACTTGTCTAGTAATTCTGTTAAAAATTTGTTTTTGTGTAAATGAGAACCAGACTTTGTTTTTTGAGTGTAAGCATTTGCTCTAAAAGGTTCTATACTAGGTGATGTATTACCACATATAATAGAACTACTTGCATTAGGAGCTATTGCTAGTAAGTGTGCATTTCTTACAGAAGCACTATCATCATCAGGGCAAGCTCCCCTTTCTACTGCTAACTGTCTAGTAGTATCATCAGCTTTTTGTTTGATATAACTAAACATCTTCATGTTATTACTAGTTGCCCACATTCCTTCAAAAGGAATCTTGTTTTTCTGTAAATATGCATGAAATCCCATTGCTCCTAGACCTATACTTCTTTCTCTCATAGCACTAAATTTTGCTTTTTCAAGAGACTCAGGAGCATCATTAATAAATACTGTAAGAACATTATCTAACATTCTTACTAAGTCTGGTATAAATGCTGGTACTTTTGACCATTCATCAAAATATTCTAAATTTACACTTGAAAGACAACATACTGCTGTTCTTTCTTCATTTGTTGCAAGAGTAATTTCAGAACAAAGATTACTATGATTTACTCGTAATCCTTTTCGTTTCTGAAACTCTGGTAAATCTTCTTGCACAGCATCTTCAAACATAAGATAGGGTTCTCCTGTTTCCATTCTGTTCTGCAATAATTTTACCCATAGTGTTCTTGCGGACACTACTTTTTTAACTTCTTGACTATGTGGGTCAATTAACTCCCAACTATCATCAAAGCCTTCTTCACGAGTAGCTTTGTAAATAATCTCCATAAACCTATCTGGTATAACTACACCATGATGTAAGTTTAGACACTTACGGTTTGTGTCTCCGCCTGTTGGTTTACGAATATCTAAAAATTCTTCTATTTCAGGGTGGCTCATATGTAGATATGATGCATAGCTTCCTCTACGAGTTACGCCTTGAGAAAAAGCTAACATCTCTGCATCAACTACTTTCATAAAAGGTATAACTCCTGTGCTTTCGGAGCCTTTTGATGTTTTTGTGCCCTGAGCTCTTACAGAACTCCATGTGCCACCAATACCACCACCAAAAGAAGAAAGATAAGCGTTTTCTGTATAATGTTCTGTGATGCCTTCTCGACTATCATCAACATAATTTAGAAAACAACTAATCGGTAGTCCTCTTTTAGTTCCACCATTAGATAAAACGGGAGTAGCAAACATAAACCATTGTTTACTAACATAGTCATATAGTCTTTGTGCATGAGCTTCATCATCAGCAAATGCTTGAGCTGCTCGTGCAAATGCTTCCTGAGGAGAAGTTTCGCCAGGAATCATATATCTTTCTTGTAGAGTTCTTAGACTAAACTCATCAAGTAAGCTATCTTTACTATAATCAATTTCTATTTTCATCTAAATATCCGTGTATTTTAGAGGATAAATCCTCCAGATTTATGTTTGCTTCTAGAAGCGCCTGTTCGCAGTAACTTTCTAAGTCCATCAGTTCTGCATTAAGTAGTAATCTATCAGCACTATCATTTAGTGACTGTATATACTTATATCTGCTGTCAATCGGACACGCATTATAAATATCAAATAAATCACCATACTGCTCTATAAGTTGAGCAGCTCGTTTTGGACCAACTCCTGCAATACCAGGTATATTATCACCTGTATCCCCTGCTAGACATTTGAAAGTAAGAAAGTATTCTTTGTCAAAGTCATAATGTTCGTCCCAGTTATGTACTGTTGTTTCTTTTCTAGTCACAGTACTAAACCTAGATACATCATCTGATATAAGTAAATCCCAGTCTTTATCTGAAGATATTAGCCATATTTCATCAATGCCAAACTCTTTTCGTTTTCCTACTATCCATGCTGCTAAGTCATCAGCTTCTAGTCCTTTTTGTTTTATTGTGAGGTGTCCTCTTTTCTCAAGCTGAGAAAAGGTATTGGAAAACTCTCCCATAAATTGTTCAAACTCTTTCTTTTCTTCTTCTGTTTGTTCTGCGTATCTGTCTTTTCGATTTGCCTTGTATTCAGGATAGATACTTTTCCTGTATGTACTACCACCGTCAGCAAGTACAACTATGTTTCCACAGTTGTACGATTTTGCTAGACTTTCAACGGTTCTTACATAGTCATGTTTAAATTCGAGTTGTTTTGAATATTTCCAACGAAACGCAATATTTAAACCATCAACTATCAGTAAGTTCCCATTCTGGATCTGGTTCCCAAGGTCTGAGAATGTTATCGCCATTTGTAAATTTTATTTCCTCGTTTTCTAGCCACTTGTCTGCTAATAAAATATATGCACCGAGCCAGTTTATGTACATATATCTTTTTGTTTTTAAAGGTTTTCTTGCAGTCGCAACATACCATTGTGAATAGTTTTGCTTCATAAACAACAAAGGCTCTTGTTCCATCAGTTCTGCTTGTGTGATTGCCTTTCTCCACCAAGCAACAAAATTATTACTCTTTGATGTAAATATTTTTTGATTGAACTGCATATCTTTGTAGAATTTTACTTCTATCATAAACAAGTTGTGTTTGTCTTTTACATACAAATCGCCTTTTATTTTACCACTACCGCTTCCCGGTGTTTGTTCAAAAGTCTCGTTTGTTGTTCTTTGTAGCATACTTGCTAGTTGTTGTTCTGCTCTTGCTCCTTTTTGTCTTGAATTTACCAATTATTTTCCTTTTTCCGCAGTCGGGACATTTTGCCCCAACAGGTATATAAATCACTCGGTTCAGCACAGGACATCTGTGCCTTCTGAATGTGTTCACTATTCCAACCTACTTATATTGTCCTCCTTGATTACTTCTATCTTTGACAGAAGTGGGTGAGTCCAGCCGTGAGAAACTATATATGTATTCAAAGTTTCTCCCAATAATATTTCTACTAACTTTTCTCTTCCTTGTTCATCTAATACATTTATTACTTCATCGAGAAACAAAGTATTAATTTTAGAACTCGAAATACTACTCATTAGCTTTCTTATAGCGAGTAGTGTAGCGGTGTTTACTCTCGTAAGTTCACCACTAGAAAGGGCTAGAATATCTACTATGTTTGCGTTATCTGTAATCTCTACATTTAGCTTGTCATTTGTGACTACAAACTCCAAACTGAAACGACCATCAGATAGCTCTGCTAGATATTCATTTGTAAGTTCCTCTAAGTCTTTTACTAGATTTTCAATCTTGTATGCCAACAGTCCATTTGTACTGAAGGCTTTTTTCAATATCTCTAAGTGAGTTGACTTTTCTTCGATTTTACCCAAAACTGCGACAATCTCTTCCAACTCTTTCTCAAATGCTTCCGTTTGTTCCTGTATCACAGAAAGCCTCGTATTATGTCTTTCTGCTTGCATATTCTCTTCTGCCACACTCTCTATCTCCTGTCGGATATTAGAAATGCGGGAAGTAATTTCGTCAATTTGGGAAGAAATCTCGTCGCCGTCTAAAATTTGAGAAGGCAGACTCTTGTCCACAATTCTCATGAGTTCTTCAAACTCTCTCTTTTGTGAATCTCTTACTGTAATCTTTCGATTGTGCTCTTTTGCCTCAACCATTTCATTACGAAGGTTCGCGATTTTTTCGGAACCACTTTCCTTGTTTGACTTATACATAGATATAAGTCTCTCAACTTCATTATAGTCGATTTCTTGTTCACAAGTTGGGCATAGCCCTTCGAGTTCAGATAATTTCTCTAAATGTGCTGAAGCATCAGACACTTGGGCATTTAATGTCCCAAGTTTCTGCGACATAGCGTCAAGAGAAATCTCCTCTCCTACGACAGACAGATACTCACTATTCTCAAGCTCTTTCAACTGCTCAAGATTAAAATTATTGTCTATAATTTTTTTATTTTTTTCTGAAATTTTTTCAAAATCGCTACGTAAAGACTGTAAATCTTGTTCGTCTTTTTGTGAGATTTTTGGTAAATTTTTTATCGGCAATACATTGATAGTCTCTAATTTGTTTTCATTCAACCATTTTACTATCGTATCACACTTACTGTTGTAGCTATTTATCTCAAGAGATATTTCTCTTGAAGCTTCCTTAAATATCTCAAAAAATTCTACATATTCGTCTAACTTTAACAAATCAATGAGAAACTTTTTTCTATTTGTATCTGTCGCAGTTAAAAACTGAAGTGATGTATTTGTATTTTGATATACTAGCTGTGTAAAGGTTTTGAAGTCAAGTCCAAGTAATTCTTGAACTGTCTTATAGGTGTTTGTAGCAGTATGAGAGGATATATCTACTCCATTTTCATACAGCTTACATTTGATGCTTGCCTTACGGGTTACATCTATTTCATACTCGTTGTCATCTACAGAAAAGGTAAGATTAATCCAATAGCCTTGATTTACAAACCTGTTTTGAATCTCTTGTTTTTTAATGCCTTTTGAGTTCTTATTAAATAATACTTCTTCGATAATAAGTGGTATGGAAGACTTACCTTGTCCATTTGTCCCAACGAGCTGGGTAAGGTTACTATCATTAAGGTGCAGAGTATTGTCTTTCCCATAACTAAAGCAATTATCCCATTGTAGCTTTTTTAGAATAATCATTAAATACTCCCATAATATTCTGTATTTTATCATCTGTTAAATTAAGAATAGCACTCAAATACTCTGCGAGTTCTTCTTCCATAGTTAAGTCCTTAAGATTTAAGGTAGCTTCAGAAGCTCTTTTTACTACTTTTTTATCAAGAAGTTCGGAGTTTTTTATGTTAGCTAAATCAGCTACATCTCCCTCTATTTCGTATATTGTATGGTGAAA